TGAGATTGTACAAAGTCTGAGAAATAAGATTAACATAGCGACACAAGTCATGGGAGAGGAGTTAAAGCAATGGCTGATTTAAGCGTATTATCTTTAGGAGCGGGAGTGCAATCAAGCACGCTGGCTTTTATGTATGAGTATGGTGAGGTGGGACCAATGCCTGACTTCGCTGTGTTCGCAGACACTATGGCGGAACCAAAAGAAGTTTATGACTGGTTTGATTGGATGAAGGCTAAAATAAAAAACTATCCAATTCATGTAATTAGCGCTGGTAACATTGAAACAGATTCACTTGAGGCGGCAGAAGGTTTACATACTTCAAGAACCCCACCTTTCTTTACAAAAGATCCAAAGAAAAACAGCATGGGTATCTTGACCAGGCAGTGCACAGGTCATTATAAGATAGAACCTATTCACAAGTTTATTAGAGAGCACATGGGATATCAGAAAGGACAACGTGTTAAGAAAGGCACTGTTGTTGATATGATCATGGGTATATCTCGTGATGAGATGTATCGTGTTAAAGAGGCTAGAAAGCCTTGGATTAGAAACGTATATCCCCTAGTAGATAGAAATATTACCAGAGCGATGTGTAAGAAATGGTTTGATGATCATGCCATGCCTAAACCACCAAGATCAGCTTGTACTTTTTGTCCTTATAAAACATGGAAAGAGTGGAAGTATTTAAAAGATAATTCACCCGAAGAGTTTCAACACGTTATTGAGTTTGAAAAGAAAATCAATGGTGGGTTTAAAGGTATGCGTGAAGGTTACACTGTATTTGTTACTAAAGAGGGTAAGCCCTTGAGTGAAATAGATATAGATAAAAAAGCAGAAGACAAACAGATTAATATGTTTGATGAACTTGGTGGCGTTGCCATTAACGATTGTGAAGGGATGTGTGGAGTATGAGAATAATGTATCAAAACGGTGAGGTCTTTTTAAGTCTTACAAGAGATGAAGTTGACCACATATATGAGAATAAGGGGCAGCCTGTTGCTTTAGGAATTAGAACTTTAAAAGTTTTACACGAGGATGTGTCAAAGGCCGTGTTACATCATTGGTCAAACGTTGAAGTATGGGATGCTATCGAAGAGCACCTAGAATCTCACAAAAGAAAAGACTAAGTATTCGCTACAATTTCAGCTAACGACTCACAGCGTTTTGGTGTTTGCGAGTGCCACCTAGAATCTTTCATTTCTTCCGCTGCTGTTTTCCAATCTTTAACTCGCATTGCTTTCCACATTTTTTTAAATTTTCTAACGCCATTTGTACCCAGCTGAAACACCATCTCAAGAATCACTTCAGCTATATGTTGTGGTAAATCGTGTCCGATGCACTCGTCAATAAGATGGTCAGCCCCCGCAGCTGCTTTATTTAAATCTAATTCAAACAATTCATTTACTTCATCCATAGAGATTTCTACGCCTTCTGCATATCTTTCTCGTTCGTGAGGCTGAATAAGGTGGCCGATTCCGATCGTGGCCTTTCCCAAACTATCCAAGTACATTTGGGTGCGTAGGCCTTCATGGTCCTGCACCCGTGCCTTCAGGGCATCTGTAAGTTTAATCATAAGTGGTATTATAACACCTTAATAATTAAACCCAAGACCAAATCTTAAATTACCAGAAGGGTCTATACCTATATTATAATCAACCGGAGTTTCATTAAAGATAAAGGTATCTTCAAAATCTATGCCTCTATTAGGATTAAGGGGGTCAAACCTAAACCTATCTAAACCCATGTCAGTGCCAAAGTTTCTTATTCTATTATAGTTTTGTAGTATTCCATCCAACACAGTATTGTCTGCCATCAACCTAGAGGGGTCCACTTCACTCACTTTAATGGGATCAAAAACTTGTTGATTAAAAAGAGGATTGATAGAGGCCTGTATATTATTACTTTGTAAAATACCGTCTATATCTTCTGGAGCTACACCTCTAGGCTCATCTTTTCCTGTTATTTTTCTATTTAAAGATCTTAAAAGATCTAGTCCGACACCCCCACTCAAAGCTCTCTCACCAATAGCACCGAGCGTGTCTCCAGTTGCTCTCACAAAATCTCCAACGATTTCACCAGGGGTAGGACCATACATGTTAGATAATCTTTGTCTCTCTTCCGTTAAACTGCGAGGAGCATCTTGTGTCATCTGCAATAATGTGCCTCCGGTCCCCGGAACCTGCTTAGTAAATTTATTTTTAAAATCAGTTAATCTTTGTTCTTGAAAAGCTCGTCTAGCTAATCTATCAACAGACACATCATCTCTACCATCAAAAAAAGCATCTCTTGTAGCTTCTCTGATTGCCGGACCTGAGCCTCTGTTGAAGGCTACCATGCTTTTCTGTAAATCTTTAAACGACTTTGACACTATGCTCTCCTCTTTAATGATGCCTGTAATAATTCATCTTGCGGAAATAAAACTTCAGCTCTTTCTGCTGACAAAGGTCTGTTGATTACTTCGTTTATATCAGGGACCGGTGGTCTGGCTACTTGAGTTTGATCAGGAACCTTAACTTGCGTTTCTGCTTGTTGAGCTTGATTTGAATCTGCTGGCACTGTTTCTGGTTTTACAACTTCTGTTTGTTGTGTTTCAGGTAATAGTTTTTCTTTTATTGAATCTACGAACTTACCTGTGTTCATGTTGTTAGCGATCGTTACATCTTTTAATCCACCAAACTCACTATAAGAATCTTCAGCAGATTCTATTAAACCAAGTTGAGTAAAGTCGTTTTCTAATGACTCAAGTAAGGCCTGGTCATTATCAAAAAATCTTTCCAAAGCTCTTCCTAAACTAACAAGATTGCTTGGGTTTTTTAAATACTTACCGGTAGAGAGATCTTTCATTGCCTCTGTCATTGGCTTTAAAACAAAAGGTTGAGACATCAAACGAGCAGAGTATTTGGACAACAAAATAGCAGCTATTGTTCCAAGAGGACCCACGGTTAAAGTGCTTGCTCCCACTAGACCAGCACCAGTAACACCTCTTAAGAAAGAACGCACACCACCGATTTGAGCTCTTCTAGCCAAGAAGGTAGAAAGATTAAAGTTTTTATTATTAAAGAAAATAGCAGAAGCATCTGCAAATTCTTTTAAAGTGTCTACGGTTAATGTCTTTCCATTTATGTCTTTCAATTTTGCAAGATTTAAAGCCTCTGAAAGCCCTCGCATTTTACCATCATCTAATTTACCAAACTGATCAAGTCCTAAACCCATTTTATATTTGTTAACATCAAAGGTCATCTTACCTAAGTCGTCTGCGAGTCCTGTGCTTCCTTTACTTGTCGTTGTAAAAGCTTCTTGAAAAGCTCGTCCTAGTTTAAAAGTTAAGGCTTCTCTAAAAGCATCCTCACCTGTCCCTGTAATACCAGCCGCTCTTAAGTCTTCTACTTTTGCATTTTTAAAAATCTTATGAATTGTTCTTGCACCTTGAGGAGTTTCTAAGGCAAAAGCTCTGTCAAAAAGAGTGTCTAAAAAACTACCTCCCATTAAAACCTTATCTTCAAAATAAAAACGACCAGCACCTTTAAAGTTTTTCTTTTGATCACCCATCAGTATTGAATACATATCATACTCCAGGTCGGCTTTATTTAAATTGTCTAAATATGCTTTTTTTAATTTACTAAAAGCTTCATCGGTGACGTTTGCAGGTTTTATAGGGTTACCCAAAATCCTTTCCAAAATATCTTGAGCGCCCATTAAATCATCTACAGATGCTTTACCAACTCTACCTGTGCCTTTTTCTGATAGCTCTCCAATGGTTGTTTGTATGATATCTCTAGTATATTTTATTCTATCATAATCTACAAAACGACCTGCATTCGCTGAATTTTTAGGTTCTAATATTTCTTGAAATATATCTGAAACCGCTTTTAAATCTCCTGATGCTTTACCAAAATCAGTTCCAGCAGTTAACCTATTTAACATTTGTGCTGAATAGGTTCTTAAACTTTCTATATCAAAAGCTTTATTGAGTAATCTGCCAGACTCATCACGAAGTCGATATTTTTTTAAAATATCTTGCATCATTTTTTTATCACCAGATAAAAAAGCCTCTCTAACATTGTATCCCATTTTAGCCATCACTGTTGATGGTCCTGCTTTCGCAGCTTCAACGAGTTCTTTAAATCCAGGCACAGTGCCTTCACCTTTTTTAATAAACTTACCAACGTTTTTAGCGTAAGCTTTTTCAAACTCAGGACCAAAAAAAGGAACACGACCTAACACATTAGGTAAAGAGCTAATGATTGGAATGTTAGATACCTCTGCTCTACCAGGCTCTACACCAATGTTTTTTAATCTATTGTAGACAGCCTCGTTTGGAGCTAATAATTTTGTGCCGCCTGCTTTAAACAAACTCATAACAGGACGAACGGCAGTTAAACCACCACCTAACATTAAATCAAACTGAGCTTCTTTTTTTAAATAATCAACTAATTGATCTCTAGTTGGTCTATTAATGCCTGTTTCAAAACCAATCATCTCTCCGTATTCATCAAAGGTCGGACTATACAAAACTCCTTTTGAGTTTAAGTGAGTCAACAAACCTTCATATCCTGCAAGAGAAGAAATATATGCTGCAGTTCCACCTAAAATAGCTCCTACTGCTGCGCCAGGTATACCAAAAAATTTACCTATGTTTGCTCCTATTCTGGCTCCCGCTATCGTCCCTCCTAAAGAGGAAGAGAGGCTTGTTAATAATTTTAGACCAGGTAAAGGGTTGGGTCTGTCTGTAAAATATTGAAACTTGTCATCTAGTTCATTTAAATCATAAGTTTCTGGGTACATCATTCTATCAGTGTATCCATATTGGTTCATGAAATACTCAATGCTATTAATTATTTCTTGTTCTGGTAAACCTTTTTTCATTCCCTCAGTGGTTACCTTTTGAATAATCTCTTTCATTCCCTCTAAAGGAATTTTAGCGGATGCAAACTTACCAGCTGTTTCATACTTAGATGCGGCTTGTTCAAAACCAAGAACTTTAGGTAACTCAGCGCCTTTTTCTAGATCAGGTTTGTCATCTTCTTTTTCTACTAAATCACCCTCAACAAACTGTTTAACGTCTTGCACAGTAATACCGTCTGTAACTTCTGGATTATCAGTTTTTTGTAGAAACTGAAGTCTAGCTAGATAAAGATCATCAAGTGTTAAATAATTTTTCATTAGTACCTTATATCGTATTTATCTAAGATCGACATCAAATCGTAATACTTAACTTTTTGATTATGATTCTGTCCGGTTGATTGTAAATCATTCTCCTGAATTTTTTCAGAGGGCACGGTTGTTTGTGCATTAATTTGACCATTTACTGAAGCGACAGGAACTCCGTTTTGTATGGGTGTCTTGAAAACAGAGACTTTGTTTGGTTGCCATTTATAAAGATCAAACACACCCTCCGCCTCTGTTTGAAAGTTTTCCTGTACTAAACTATTATATTGTCTAATGCTACCTTCTTTAAACTCTTGTAGTTTAGAGTTTAGTTCTTGCGGACCTGTGAGTATGCTACTGAAACTAAACTCACCGATAGATGATTCAATTGTGTCTTTCAACAGTCTTTGTTCTGGTTGCTGAAAACGTGCAAACATAATACCCAATATTTTAGACTTCAGCCCTAATTGAAACACTTTAGGGTTAACACTGAATTGTTTTCCAGCGATTGTAAAAGTATATTTTTCCAAATCAGTTGGCTCTGGTCTAACAAATTTTCCATCTACAAACTCAATACCCTCTTCTGCTGCTGCTTGTACAAGAAAGTTAAATGTATCTTGAGCGTCTTTTTTAATGTCTCCAATTGGAACCATTGTTTCTACTCCAAATTGATTAGAAACCGGTAAGGTGCTAGATGCGGTTAAACCCTTTTGCTTCATGTATTCATCAACTGCACCAGGATTAGTAAGTATGTCGTTTATTGAAAAACCTTCGAAAGCGTTTGCGGTATATAATTCTTGGTTCAAAGCATTAATGAGCTCACCATCAAGATCAATCCCTTGTGACTGAAACAATAAATTTTGTTTCATTTTTATTTTTACATCTTCGTCACCACCAGTGTCTAACATATCAATCTCAGAAAAAGCTAATGCAAAATCTGCAGCTTGTTGTTTTGAAAAAAGTTGTTTTGTATCAACATTATTTGTTAAGGCAGATATAAAATCTGCACCTTTAGCTAAACTTAAACTAAGTAATGCTTTTGGACCCACAAGAGCTGCGCCGGTCTCTTGATCCACTATATCCTCGCCTTGAATCGCTGTGATAAAATTAATTGTTCTCAAATGTCTGTTCATAACAGGAAGGGCTTCTTTAAAAAAAGTTTCTTGATTACGAACACCATAGTAAAAAGGTGTAGCACTCTGATCATCAAACATAGCAAACGGACGTGCCATGATTACTTGACCATTTTCCAATTCAATGGGTTGAATTGCATTTAGTTTTTCAAATTCTTCTAAACTATCTACAGCTACAAAATCAGGAGAATAACTTAAAATAGCACCATTAGGTGCAAAATTCTTTTTTCTTAAATATTTAGTTGTGTTGAAGTTTTCATTTAACTTAGCTTGATTTGCAGCAACAGTAGCCGCTCTATCTAATAAATCTTTTTCTTTTTCAAAAGCCATGGACACAGCAGTAGCGCCGATCTCTTTCTCTAATGCATTTCTATCCTGAGCTAACTTTACAGCACTATCAAGAACAGGTCCGCTTGCCTGACCCAACACGTCTAAGAAACCAGCAAAACCTTTTTCATTAGTTCTACCTGACACTAAATTAGATGCTAATTGTAATAGAAGTAAAGCAGGAGTTGTTGTATCTTTAACATCGGTAGATTCTCTTAAAATATCTTTGAAGCGTTCTACCTCTTTTTCAAAATCAAATGCACCCTCTTCTGCTGCAGCTATATTGTTTTGTTTTTCATTTTTATTTGCAAAATTAGCTTCACTTCCTGCACCGTCACCAGCAGTTTCAGAATCTAAAACTTCTTTTTTCTCACCGTCAACTACCTCTTCATTAGTCTGACCCTCACCCCCGCCTAACAAATTAATTAAATCTTTTGTCCTTTTGTCTACTCTGAACGGACTCTCACTGCCTCTTTTTAAATCTAATTGTGGTTGAGGAAATGGACCTTCTTTTGCGATGCTTTCCATCAAAGATAGATCACCTGTCTTTACGTCTTTAAATGGTTCATCTAACTTTAGCTCTTCTTCAGGAAAGTCGTAAACTGGTTTGACCTTTTCAGGATCAAATCCTCTTTCTGTTAAGAGATCAGGATCAAGTCCTCTTTCTCTAGCTTCATTAAACTTATTTACTCTATAGTTTTCAGCAGCCTTAATCTCAGCTGCGGTGACTCCTATGGTGGCTAAGTCTCTTTGAAAGTTTGGTCTTAAGGTTGCTTGAAGTAAAAAATCTAATCTTTCTTGCGAACCAGGAGGAAATTTTTCACGGAAAAATTCTGCTGGGTTTGTTCCAAGTTGTGATGGAAAACCATAAGGATTGTTCTCAGTCCTAAATCTAGGGAAACTACCAAACTCTGTATTAACTTTACCTCTATCTAACCCAAAGAAAGCTGTTCCAAATTCTGTACCAATCACTTTACTTGCATCTCCAAAAGGAGCTAACAAATAATTAAACATGTCTCCATAGTAATCAGGAGATGCACGGAAGGTATTTTTGAACTGATCCATAATACCTAAGGCAGCATATGGAGTGGTTCCTTTTTTAAACTCGTCTCTTGATGTCGTGTAACCCGAAGTTACACCACTAAGAAAATCAAAACCTAAAATAGGTTTAAAAGGATTTGAGTCGTAAACACTAGTGGGTCCAGCACCACGAGGTTCAGATCTTATTGAAGAGCCTCCTTTAAAACCCTTAACAAACATTTTTCTGTTATATACATCATTCATTATAAGCTAAATCCGCCTTGGTTTAATAAAGAGCTAATCCCGGCTAAACCGACACCAGCACCTAATAACTGACTAAATGGAGAAGGTGACGGTTGAGTAACAAAAGTTGATTGACCAGAAGGCACGCCACGTAAGATATCTGAAGCAAACTGAATTCTACCGAAAGGTTCTCTTTGTGTTTCTAAAACATTTTGACGGGCCACGTCCCTTTGCATTTGATCTTGTCTTTGTTGCAATGATCCTAGTCCTAATAATTGTTGAATATCTGCAAAACCAGACTGTTGTGCTCTAGAACCGAGAGCTCCTATTTGTTCACCTAAACCTTGTTGAGCAATTCCTCCGGCTAATGTTTGTTGACCTAATTGACCAAGAGTTGCTGCTGATCGTAACTGTTGTTGTTGAGCTTGTAAAAAGTTTCTCTGCAGATCCTCTGCAATTCTTCTTGACTTTATGTCTTGTAAATTTCTATCAAGTTCAGCTCTTTGCACACCCTCACGACCACCACCGAAAGCACCTGCTCCTATCGCTTGAGCTGCTGCTGTTTGTCTAGCTATGTTTGCCTGTCTGTCGATCTCTGCTAAAGCTTGTTGAGTAACCTGTTGTTGATAAGGGTCCATGAACTGTTGAACGCCTGAAGGACCAACCATACCTACACCTTGACCAATAGTGCCTATGCCTGCACCAAGAGTAGTTCCCGCTGCTTCTAATTGTTGAGTAGCAGAACTTAAGAAAGGTTGAAAAGCCCCTATACCAGATGTTACCCCTGCGTTTGCAGCTGTTTGAGCTGCTGTAAAAGCAGTGTTTTGTAAAGGTTGAAACTGAGCGACACTGGCAGCAGGTATTGTTTGAGCGACGTTAGCAACTCCGTTGGGTCCAAATACAGACTGTAAAAGTTGTTCTGCTCTTTCTTCTATAAAGGGCGGTTGTCTAATTATTTGTTCTTGAGTTGCCATTATGCCATGCCTACCATATTACCTAATATACCTTTTTTCTGTGCGTCCTGTAAGCCGTAAAAGAAAGAACCACCCATCTCTTTTGCTTGATCTAAATTTTTTGCACCCATACCATAACCTATGTCGGCGACTGTGTCAGCATTAACTACAAACTCACCGTCAGCTAGTTTTGCAAATACAGTGTCCTTGTCCGGTGATCCACGGCTATCGGATATTGGACCGTCTCTTTCTAAAAATAAATCTCTTCTTGGACTGTTTTCTTGAAAGCTTGCTATGTTACCCTCTTTCATTTTGTTGATTAAAATACCCTCTGCAGCTCCTATGGTGAGTCTTCCATCAGGCGTAAACTTAGGATTTTGAAACGTATCCATTTTAAATTTTTCGTTTTGCATCATATCAAGTATTTCTTGTCTACGCTGCTCTTCTAACATTCTCAATAATTCTAGTTGTTTTTCAGTTAGACCTTCAGCTTGTTTACCCTCTTTTGCTCTCATGATACCGCCATCTTTTGTTGGAAAAGTGTATGTGCCATCAGGATTTAGAATAGGATTAATTAATCGTGCAAGTCCTGTATTTAACTCACCTTGGCTACCTGCCGCTGGTGGCTGCGGTAACTCATCTGAGTCACCTTCATCAAAGAAACCTAATTGTTTTGCTAATATACCTCCGCCTATCACTAACTCTGGGTTAGTTTTTGCAAAATCTAAAATTTGACTTACAATACCACTATCACCACCAGCCTCACCGCTCAAAACATTTTTTCGTGCCATGTCCAATAATTCATTATCAGATGTGCCTGTGCCTAATCCCTTTAACCTGTTAAACTCTTTTAATGTATCTCCACTAATTGTTTGTCCTTCGCTACCAAGACTCGTTAAACGTGGATCATCTGGGCCACCACCACCTATTGTCATAGACTCACCCGCTTGACCTGGTAGGTACTTGTCACCAAATCCAAAACCTCTCATAGTTGGAGAAAAATTACGCTCACTAAATGCTCTTAATATTCCTGTGTCACCACCGACAACACCAGGTATTCTTCCTTTTGCAAAAAATTGTCCGATTGGACCTTCACCACCAGACAAGAAACGTTGACCACCAGCGCCGATGGAGCCAGCAAGTAATGCGTTTTGAAAAGCTTCTTGACCAGGGTCTCCTCTAACAAGAGAACCTAAACCAGAACCTATGGCAGCACCCGCCGGACCTGCTATTGCATATCCAAGCGTACCACCAATTGCTGGTAAAACGTCTTTAACACCTTCTATAAATTTTTTTAGCATCTATCATTCCCCTGTTGCTGCGCCCCCAAATAAATTAGGTGCGATAACGTGCACGTCTCTACGTATGTCTTCTTCTTTAGTATCTGTTGCAGGGTCGGCGATATCAGCTTCTACTTCTTCATGAGAGCTATATTCATGTCCTGTTTTTGTATTTGTAACCGTTGTTTCAACTTTAGCACTATAAACAGGTATTTGTTTACCCTCTATTGTGTCATATCGTAGAAGCACTGGTTCGTCTACAATCTTTGCCATAATATAGTTTTATAGGCTTAAAACTAGGAAATCAACAGGTTTATATCTTAAAACCAAGGTTGCCAGAGATAGATATTCTGTACTCATCAGACGTGTAAAAAGGATAGACACAATGATTTAAATTAGCCGGAAAAAGAGCCACTTTACCCTCCCAGCTATTATCAACGTGTAAAGCCTCTTGTGTAATTCTACCTGACGGATCAGAAAAAAAGAAAGCAAACATACCTGCTCTAAAATCATTATCCATCATGCTAGCTAATCTTTCTTTTTCATCTTTCATAGTGTAGGGCACCTTGTGCCATATCACAAAACTATACAAACCATCATGCACATGCATTGGATTAAACTCATATTTTTTTTGAAAGTTTACCCACAGGTTGAATAGCTCAATTTCACAAGCTTTGTAGTTTATTGTAGAGTGTGCTTTTTTAAAATAATTTGGATATTTTTCCTGATGCTTTATTATCATTTGCATTAACATGGGTGAGACTGCAGCTTTACCTTTTGGTATAGCATACTCATGTTTAATGTTACCGGCGAGGTCTTTATTCAAAGGCGATAAACCCTTTTCTTCAATAACACCATCTAAGATACTTAATATTTCTTTAGGCACGTCTGCTATTACATACATTATTGTTGCTGTTTTACCTCTAATATAGATACCTCAATCATAGCTCTAGAAGCGGCATTTGCTTGAACCTTCATAGAATCACCTTCTTGATACACCATGCTAGTGCTTATGGTATTTGTGTTAGAGGCCGCTACGTCAACTTGAAATATTTGAAAGTCAGCACTACCGTCATTGTGGTCTACATTTACTGTAACTGCATTAGAACCATCGTAGTTATGTGTGTTGATAGTTTTAACAATAAAAGTTGATACGGGAACAGGCGGTGTAGCAGCTACGTTTGCAGTGGGCACAGTAAACACAGTTGTTAAGTCTGTTGTAGTTACGTTTGTTATAAATCTTTTAAATACATCAGCCATTAGAAAAAAACCAACTCCTTCTGGTAGACTCTTCCTGTGTGTCCTGTGTATATTGAGTGTTCAATTGTTGAACTAGTTCTTCAAGTTGTCTTATCAACTCAGCAGACTGTTGAGCATCATACTCAGGTCTAGGATCAGGAAATCTTTGTAATGTTAGTTTTGCCATTATTCGATATTACATGTCAAAGATAATTTTGCATCACTTATTTCTATTACTTGATGATCTATGCCCTTATCAAACCAAATTACATCTTGATCTTTTAAAATAACTTCTTTTCCATCAATTATCCACTTAGATGTGCCATAAATATTTTTAACAATGACAGGATATTCGTGATTGTGTTTGTCAAAAGAAACTGATTTTTTACCATTACCAAAGTATAGATTACAATTAATGTGTTTTTGATAAGTTTGATTTAAAACTTGTTGAATAAGCCAAAGGTCTTTACACAGACCTCCTGTATTAGAAAGTATTAGAGCATACCCTTCTTCATAACATTTAATACAATCTAAAGAATTTAAATAGTTATCTTCATCAAAAAAATTTTGATGTTTACTTCCGTCTTCTAAAATTGCTTCTACACTAGGTTGAAGATTATTTGGTTTGAATTTGGGCCAACGATATCTATCTAACAACCTTTCTAAGATAGTGTCTTCAGTAATAGACATTTCTTGAATTTTTAATTGTTGTATAAGTCTATCTTCTACCATTGGGTTGAATTATTTTTTTTTACCAACTCTTTTTTTCTTTAACACTTTGCGTGTCTTAGCGATCTCTTTAATAGCGTCATTAATCATACCTAATGGTAGCCCTGCTACAACACTTAAGTATTTAACATTTTTACGCTGTGCCATTATCTTCTACCATCAGATTGTATGTCAAATCTTTGTGTGCCTAATCTCCAGGCAGTCCCTGTTGTATTAGAAACAACATTGACGGTAAACTCTCTGCCTCTACCACGAAGACTAACGAAGTCAGTGTTATCTTGAAAGGTAACTGTTTTTGTTACACTTGTGCTATTGTTTGGATAGTTCTTAAATTCTAATTTAGCATTTAATGTGCCTTCTTGATCCTCTATATCAGGTATTAGTTTTGATACAAAAGAAAATTCATTACCCTCACCTATTTGCACAACACCAGACTTAACAAAAGCCGTGATCGCTTGACCGTCTCCATTGTTACCTGTTTCGTGTAAAAACACTGATGAAGCACCATCACTTAATCCACTTATAACTTCGTTGTTAGCGGTGGCTGTAGAACTGTATTCTGTCGCTATAGGGTTGTCATATACTTCTCTGTCAATCCATGTTGTTCTTGATAAAGTGCCAGTCCACCATGTTTGCTCTAAATAGTTATAGGCAACTATAGCATTAATTTGGTCAGATCCTGTTCTAGGATAAAACCACATAATCTCATTAAACTCACCATTATGTCCTGCAAAGGCGTTTTCTGATCCAGTCACATTAATATTGTTAAAAACAAATTGCTCAACAGTGCAAGGTAGTTTTTTAACAGAACCATCAAATAAGAAAAATGAATCTTGTGACATCCAATAACTAATACCGTTGATGTCAACACCCGCATGACTACCTACAATCCCACAATTCTGACCTAATTGTCTTAAACCAAAAGTAAAAGGTGGCCCAATAAATTGTAAAGAGTGTAATGATGTGTCTGTCCACACCAATATTTGACCTCTTGATCGCTCTGCGGCCACGATCCGTGATCCGTCAGCAATACGTAAAGATCCTGCAGTGTTTTCTGCTGTTGGTTGATAAGTGTTTCTATCTTCTTGATTTGAAAATCTTAATAATAAATCATCTTGTGAATTTGTTGTGCCTATCGTATTTTCTGTGCCAAAAAACAATAAATGCCTATCTGGTGTAGAAACCAAACTTAATCTAGATGCAGTAGGAGCACCGGTTATGGCTGTAGCTCTTGTAGACACACCAGAGGTGGGACTCCATTCAAAAGCTCCTCCATTTAAAACTGTGGCAATCAATAGTTGACCGAAGTTATCTAATGACCACTGTCTAGCTTCTAGGGTCACATTTGATGTTGTAGAAGGTGTGCCCCAGGTGCC